TTTTTTCATGAATCTCTCCAATATGGAACATTAACATTAATCTGATGAAACTTGTCATCAGTACCTACAGTCTCAATACTTGCTACGTCACAGACCACATCATTAAAACTAACTCCATCAAATATAGTCGCTATTGTATCAGCATAACCTCTGATGGTGTGAGTACCCGAATTAGCAGGTGCAAATATTTGTATATTGATAATGCCTGTGTGCCTCTTTAAGCCGTTAATTGCTCTATACCCACTAATGCCGTTAAGAATATTAAATCTCACCCATTCCGCATTATTTGGCGTATCAAAATCAGCATTACCCCAAGCGATAGTAGTTGTAGTCCAATTAGTATTAAACCTTCCTTCAATATTAGTCCTTTCACTAGCAAAACTCATAATAGACTCGCTCTTACTTCATTCACGGTTACTGCCACCATACCAGCACTAGCCTTTTGACTGTGACCGTGTTCCAAAGCATATATATAAGGCAATGAATTAGTAATATAAATAACACTAACACCTGAACCTTTAATTAAAAATGGTTTTTTTGCTGGTTGTCCTTGAGGTGTACTTGTAGCATTATCATTAGTTGATGTATCTTTTCTACCAACTGACATATTCCAATTACCTTTAGCACGACCTGTATCAACAGGTGTCTTTTTAGTAACACCATCATATAATTCTAATGCGATTTTCCTAACAGTTGTGTCAAGGGCAACACCAGTCCTTTTGCTAAAATTGACTAAATCCTTATCAAAACTCATCCTACCCTCGTCAATATTAAAGTATAAGATGCTAACGCAGGGTCAGACGATATATTGTTAATTGCGTATATCTCTGAATCTCTAGTAATTGTATCATTGGTATCAGGAGTTACTGCTAAATCTCTACTAGCAAAGATAGCACTCAAGTCACCAGTAAATTGAGAACTCACATCATTAGAATCTACCTTCCCACCTAGAGGGCTTAATACAGCCTTTAATGAATAAGTAGTAGTAGTGTGAGCCACAGCACCAGTTGTAACATTATACGAACCAGTAGTCCTAGCGTTATAGGTAATAGTTTCTGCTAAGTCACCTACAGTAACAATAGCCGACTCTACAATCTTTCCTATTGATGCCTTTAATCCCATTAAGTTCTAACTACTGCTACCGTACCAAACTTAGCACGAGCATTAATAGTTCCCCAGCCTCTTAGCATTTCTTGAACAATAGAAGGCATAACACCAGCAGTATCAGTCTTATCAAAGGCTAATGAGATAGAGCCTACAGTCAAACTAGATAAACCCTTACCATCAGCATTACCAGTTGAGTTACTTGCTAATAAATGACGAGCAAATTCAATAGTAGCGTTCTTAACTGGTTCAGGTACGATTGTTGATGATACTGAATAACCGTCATCTAGAACATCACTCCTTCCCCACGCTAAAGCCTGTGAATCGGTTGTCTTAGTTCCAGACCAGTCTATTTTTTCATCTAATATACGAGTAGCCATTTTAAGGGCTTTCTCTTTATTGGCAGTAGTAGCACCTGTCCAATCAGTAGCGTATAAATGGTTATCGTGATATGTATCACCCTCTGCTACTGTAGCGTAACTATCAGCACTAGCACCATTAGCGGTTGCGTCAATTGCCATTATCTATATCCAGCGTCTTTGAATTTTGCTACATTGTTAATATGAACATTAGCCTTTAAGCCATCTTCTCTTGTCATTTCAACAAACTTACTTGGAGTTGCTTTTTTGACTACCTTTTTAATAGTCTTTTTAATACTTTCTTTTGGCATTTTATTCTCCGTTTTTAAATTAGGTGGGGTGGTCATAACTCCGCCCCAATTTGATATGATATTAAATATTAACCCATTAATAGAGCAATATTGTCAGACTTCCAAGCCTTAGTACCCCAAGTAGCGGCAACTTCAATCATCTGCTTACGGTAACCCTTGTAAACACGAATCTCGAACACTAAACCTGAATGTGTGTCTTGTACTAACATAGCATCATCTGCTGAGTCACCACCATTAGGAACAGCAGGTGCTCTCATTCCTAACTCAATAGCATTTTGGTTAAACATCACATTACCTGTGTAACTTGCACCAGTAGCAATAGTTTCGTTATCAGCAATGATTGCTTGACCACCCGGTGAGTTAAGAACAAGTGAAGACGAAGTAGTCTGATTAGCAACAACATAGTTAGCACTTGAGCCTGAGAATGAAACAACATCACCAGCCGCACAATCAGTAGTTTGAGTGCCATCTACAGTAATTGTAGTATCGCCAACTGCAGTAACACCATTAACCACGTGGTCATCAGAACCCACAGTAGTATGTGCTACAACTTGAGCAGACTCTTTAATCATAACACCTTGTAAATCTAACAAAGTACCTTGACGCAACATAACATCTGAACCTGCTTGATTTACGCTTTGTAAAGAAGATAAGTTACGAAGATTAGTACCAGCCAAAGTATTCATCACTAGAGATAAACGACCATCATTAGTAGCACCACCATTGTCAACAATAATTTGTCTTGCCTGAGCAATAGTATTAAAGTTTGAAGCGAATGGAGTAGTACCAGCAGTACCAACAGCACGAGAAGCACCTTGATAAGCGGCAGTAGCCAAGTCTGATTCAATAGCATTAGTTAGGGTACGCATTGCTTGAGCAATTTGGTCGCCATAAACTGTTTCATAACCTGAACCATTATTTAGATGTTTAACATCTTCACCAGTCATTGGAATTTGAACTGCTTTAGCAGAACTCAAAGTCATAGTTGAACTTGTGATAGTTTGGTCATCACCTTGTGGGATTGTCATTGATTCAGTAATGTTATTAGCGGTTGCTGAAGCAGTGATAAACGAACGAATAGTATCGCCCTTTGCGGCTCTTTCTGAACCTGCGTTGATAGTAACTGAAGGGATAAAACCTACTAATTCACGACCAACTGTGTCTGCGGCTTTATAAATATCACCGGCTAGATTTGTTAAAGTATTTGCCATTATATTGACTCCTTATTTAATTTTAAATATTAGAGAGTCAAATGCCCCCTAATTGTTGTATCTACGCTGTAGAAAATTAGGCAACACCGTTGCTTGATTAACATCATAGCATAAAACAAAGTCGTGTCAAATACTAAATACAAAAAAAACCCTTCAATGAAGAAGGGCTAAAAAACTAACTTGAGGAGAGAGTATTTTTATTTATCTACAACTTTACCACCATCAATAGCGAACTTACTTCTGTCTTGTTGTGACATACTATTGAATACATCTCTTGATACTGTATTGCTTGTTCCATTAAAACTAGAACCGTGTTGTGAGCCACTACCAGTAGAAGCATTGAATAAATGAGGTGCTGATTCTGTTAATCCTTTAACCCATTCATTAACACTCATAGGGTCGCTATTACCATTACCAAAGATTATGTTTCCATCTTTATCGTGAGGTACAGCCTGACCTTCTTTAACTGAGAAGATAGATTGTGAGCGTAATACAACATCATCAATAGCAGTATCAACCACACCAGCCTTAATTGCTGAATCTCTTACTGCGTTATCAATCAATAAATGTTCTAACTTCTTAGTCAGACTTGATTGCTCACCCTTCATACCTTCAAGGGCATTATTATGTTCTTCTCTCATTGACTTGGTACGCTCTTCTAATAACTCATCAATCTTGCCTTCATCAATAAGTTTCTTATCTTTCAAATCTCTGGCTTGTTGAATCATATCGTTATATGAATCTAAATCAATGCCATTAAACTTTGTTTCAAGTTCTTCTTGTTTCTTTAATAGGGTTACATTGTTAGAACGGAATTCGTCTAACTTTGTTTTAAGACTTCCATACTCTTCTTCTGAATATGTTTTTGTTTCTACTACTGGTTCTGCTTCACTCATTTTATTCTCCGAATAATTAATTGTCTCTGACAATCTGTATTTTACATAAACTAAAGATATTTGAAAGTTATTTTATCTTTAGTTTTGTTCTAACTTGTTCTAATGTTAATGGATTAGCACTCTGGTCAACTAAATCACTAAAGCCTAGTTTACCGCTCTTCCATAGTTTACGCTTACCCTTTCCTAATACATCTTCTTGAAATACTTTAGGCTTTCCCTTCAACCAATCTTCGTATCCCTTCTTCTTAGATACTTGACCATCCATACTGGCTCTAGTTGATTCAGGGATTTCCTTCATCTTACGTTTAGCACCCATCTCTTTCCAACTCTTAATAATCGGTACTTGAGTTGAACGACAATTCCAATGTGCTGTTGTTCCCGGCCACAAAATATTATGACCAATAGGCTTACGGTTGTTATCCCA